TGCGTACGTGCGGGGTGCGGACCAGGGCGGTGCGGACCTGGGCGGTGCGGACCTGGGCGGTGCGTACCTGGGCGGTGCGAACCTGCGCGGCGCGAACCTGCACGGTGCGGACCTGCGCGGTGCGTACCTGTACGGTGCGGACCTGGGCGATAAGAAGCTCCTCGGCGAGCGGCCATTCTTGCAGATGGGGCCGATCGGCTCACGCTCTGACTACTTGCTGGCCTTCCTCACCGACAAGGGTATCTACATCAAAACCGGCTGCTTCGAAGGCACGCTGGAGGAATTCCAGAAAGCTGTACACGAGACTCACGGCGCCATCGGCACTCATGCCGAGGAATATGCAGCGGCGCTGGTACTGATCGGCATGCACGCAGAGCTTTGGATGCCAAAAGCGCAAGCGGTGGCCGCATGAACGCCACAAAAGATCTGCTATTCGAACAATTGACCATGACTACCGCGGTAGCGCAACAGGCCTATAAAACCGGGTTTGAGGACGGTTTCGCTGAAGCCATGGCCCAGGTGCTGAAGCGCTTGGATGAGATGCTGGACAAGGATGGCAAGCCGGTGAGTTGCTTTCACAAAAGGCAGGCCGAGTAGTAGTTATGGATCCAATCGATGATAACAATGATTTTTGGTGGGCCTGGCAGGAATCGGACGAACGATTCCGCCAGCATCAAGAACTGAGAGACGAACTGACTGAACTAACCAAGGAGTTGAAAGACCATGAAAGTATCCGAACTGACAGCAGGCAAGTACCTGGCAAAGACTGACTTCGAGGACGATCAGACTTGCACCATCAAAGGTATCAGAACTGAGGAATTGGATGATAACGGTACAAAGAAGGAAAAGACGGTTTGCTATTTCCGGGAACATGCGAAAGGCATGATCTTAAATGTCACTTCGCTGCGGGTTTTGGCCCAAGTGTTCGGCGATGAGACAGACGATTGGAGGGGCAAGCAGGTGATCGTTTATACCGATCCTAATGTTTCCTTTGGCGGTAAAGTGGTGGGTGGCTTGCGTCTGCGTATTCCTAAGCAGAAAGCCGCTCCTGCACCTTCTCAAGCACCCAAGGAAGAGGATTTCGATAAAGACGAGGTTCCGTTTTGAAGGTTTCAGACATCATGAGCGGGGAGCCCGAGGACAACCTCGGGTACTCCGTCGATTACAAAACAGCTCCACGCATCTCAGGAGAGATTCGCAGGATTCTAAATCTGGACCTGGATGAGGTCGATATCGCCACCCAGGTCCAGATTTATGATTCTAGCTTGAGTACCGAGGATAAGCTGGCAGCAAGCCTGCTCTTAAGCCCAGGTGAACGTCGATCTTGGCAGATGTTTGTGAACTATGAAGATTGGCGGCTAAAAGAGGAAATGATGCGTGCTCGTAACCGATGAAATCTTGGAAGCCGCTCTCAAGCGCTTGGCAGCGACAGATGATCTATCCGCCGAGCTGCACACAAAAGTTGAGCGGGCAGAGTTCAAGGCCAAGGCCATCAAAGATGCCGTGTTCCTGCGCAGTGAGGGTACCGCTGGCAAACGTTCGGCACTGGCCGGTGCCTCAGCAGATTATCAGTCAGCAATGGACGAATACTTTACGGCTCTGCAAGCCCATGAAGCGCTCAAGAATGAGCGACAGAGAAAAATTATTGTAATAGACGTGTGGAGATCGTTAAATTCTGCACGAACCAAGGGAATTTTATGACTCAAGCCGATATGATCCTTCGCCACCTGGAGCACGGCCATACGCTGACCAGTTTTCAAGCTTTTAGAATGTTTGGGATAACCAGAATTTCTGATAGGTGCAGAGACCTCAGAAACAAAGGTCATCCAATCGAATCAGTAACCATCAAACTGCCGAGCGGCCGACGCTGCTCGCAATACTTTTTAGCGATACCGGTACTTTCGAGGACAGCATGAATCTAGTCCATACCTGCCTTGGCTGTAGCCGCGAATTTCTATCAGGCATCTATCATAATTTCTGTCCCGACTGTCGAACTAACCAAAAGGAACAATCAAATGAAACCGATTCTCATTCTAGCTCTGACGCTCGCGTCGATGAGCGCCTTAGCCCGTGGATCCACAACTCACCCCGTCGCCTATCTTGAGGTCAAAGCCCCCACTGGCTGGACGGTATCGTACTGCACGATATCAGGGCCAGCAGGCGCTTACGCCTGGGCCACGCCATCGACGAATGAGACCTGCTACTTTGGCTATTTGAACTATTCTGGGACTTACACCGTCACCGTGTATGAGGAATCGCCGGTGCGCACCCAAGTCACGAGCGAGCAACTAGTGGTCAGTCCCTTATCCCCTGGCGAATCAGTGCCGGTGATCATTATCCAGATGGAAGCCGAGTAACAGTCTGCAAAACGCCTCGAAGGATGACCATGGTTAAGCGGTATAGAGTGGGATATCACGACTATCTGAACGAAGATATGATTACCGCCAAGGATTACGACATCCTTGCCGCTGCGTTGGCAGAAGCCAAGATGACATTGCGCAAGTTTGAGTATCCGCCAGAGCATCGCGTCACCGTGGCCGAAGCCCGCGTCGAGCAGCTGGAGGCGGCGCTGCGAGCAATCAAAGAGCGCGGCGATACCGACGATTCGGCCAAAGCGATGTACGCGATTGCACGCTCCGCACTGGAAACGTTCGCTGAGTCAAAACAGCCAGACGAGTATGCGGCACATAGCCCTGAGTGCTATCTGCGCAAGTACCGCGAAGGTTACTGCGATTGCGAACTTCCAAGGGAAACGGTTTGAGAAGCCATGAGTACATTCTGGTTTGAATTCACTGAGGGCGAGATTCGGCAAATAGAAAGCCACATCGAGCGCAGCCAGCGAGAAGGCGTCTATTACGGAAACCGGGAATAGTATGTGAAGCGTGACACGAGAATCATGAACGAACTAATAAAGCGCCGCTCTAAGTCGAAAATCTCAGCGGAAACGCCAGTGGAGGCGCAAGCGCCCATGCCATGCCCAGGTTTCGATAGCGGCGCATGCATACCTGGTAGGTACTGCGGCAGAAGGCTTGGATATGCGTATCCATGCCCAGGGCAACCCACTTTGAAAATCAAATGAGAACAGAATTTTACTCTCCCGTGGGTTGGTACCAAGCCCAAACGAGTATGGCCGCAAGAGCGGGACAAGGCACGGCCCCAAAAGGTATTTTGGTAATCGCGTCATGAGAAAGCCTGGAGACAGTAGTACCCGGAACGGCTTGACAGCTCGGAGAGACGGCACCACTTGGAATACTTCAGAGGCTGTCAAGTGACACGGCGCGATCACATCCGCTGCGTTTGGTGCCAACGTATCGGCTGCGCTTCGTCGGCGTGTCGCATCGACTACCACAACGCGATGTTCGTTTTCGTGCTGTCACCTTTCGCAAAGAAGCGCGCATCACAATCTCAATCCAAAGGTGAGTCATGATTGAATTTACCGAGTTCGACAAGATCAGTCGCCTCAATCGTGAGGTCATTGTCACCGAGAAGATCGATGGCACAAATGGGCAAGTGCATATCCGACTGGCCGAAGGCAGCGAACTTGAAATGGGCTATGACACTCAGATCGAGGTCGATGGGCTGCCGTGCTATATCCGCGCCGGATCGCGCAATCGATGGGTACTATATCTCGGCTCTGATGACAACAATGGCTTTGGTCGGTGGGTCCATCAGAACGCCCATGAATTGGCCGCATTGGGTGCTGGAGCGCACTTCGGCGAATGGTGGGGGATGGGCATCCAGCGCAAATACGCAGTCCCTGAAAAGCGCTGGAGCTTATTTAATGTATCTCGCTGGACGGATGACACGAAGCCTGCCTGTTGCCATGTCGTGCCAATCATCACTCGCGGTATTGGATTCTCCTGCGTTTACGAAGCCATCGAGCTGCTGAAGAAATATGGATCGGTTGCCGCGCCAGGATTTATGAAGCCTGAAGGCGTCGTGGCTTTCCATGTCCACAGCCGCGAGCTTTTCAAGATGACGATTGAAAAGGACCAGGAGCATAAATGGGAAAGCTCGCAAGCCAAAACCAAAGGTGAGCATGAATGAGTTGGCACTTTTCGCTGGCGCTGGTGGAGGCTTACTCGCGAGCCGCCTTATCGGCTGGCGAACTATCTGCGCAGTGGAGATCAATGAATTCTGCCGGTCAGTCCTTGAGCTCCGACAGTGTGATGGCTCTCTCGATCTATTCCCAATCTGGGACGACATACGAACCTTCGATGGCACAGCTTGGCGAGGACGTGTTGACGTGGTTTCTGGCGGATTTCCCTGTCAGGACATCAGCAGCGCAGGTACCCGCACCGGCCTCGATGGCGAACGAAGCGGTCTGTGGGTGGAAATGGCCAGGGTCATTCGTGAAGTGGAACCGCCCTTCGCGTTCGTGGAAAACTCGGCAGATCTCGTTATTAGAGGACTCGACATTGTGTTATCCGACTTGGCCGAAATGGGGATGGATGCGCGATGGGGAGTGTTCAGCGCTGCCGATGTTGGAGCACGACACCAGCGTGAGAGGCTCTTTATCGTTGCCGACCGTGACGGCCAGTTGGGACCGCCGGGGGCCTGGTCTGAGCGGCAATTTAGACAACCGTCGAATGAGCGCTTCTGCAACGGACTCAACGCGCCAGATAGTCTCGCACTTTGGATGGAGATGGCCGACGCCCGTGCTCGAATGGATGATGATGTGGCCCATCGGCTGGTCCGCACTCACGCCATTGGAAACGGACAATTACCAAGTGTGGCTGCAGGAGCATGGCGGATGTTGACTGGCTACGATTTTAATACAGGAGTGAAGTCTGATGGCTGAGATCGGCAAGGAAATGATAATCGCTCTGCGCGGCACCGAATTTCCCATGAAGTGTGATTGGTGTGGCAAAGAGATCACGGAAGAGACCGCAGAGCCAGAGGAAGCTGGTCAGTGGGTTTGCTACGAATGCGCAACTGCGCCTGACCTGGACGATCCTCGTGCGCCTGGCTAAGGTCATTCGAGCGTATCGGAAGCACCACGAGATCACATTGCGCGCTCTTGCTCAGGACATTGGGACCAGCGCCGCGACGCTGATGCGATTTGAGCATGGGGTGGCAATCGACGCCAAGACATTCGTTGCCATTTTAAATTGGCTAACGTCACCATCCGATGGAGAAGTGAATGCCCCTTGAAAACCACGATGTGAAAGCGGCGCTGGCCGACAAGTACGGCTACAAAATTATGGGCTGGGCCGTTGATCTGGATAACCCGGCAGGGATCACCTTGGAGTCCAAATGGGGCGGCTCTTTCTTGCGTCTCCAACACAAAGACTCGCTCAAAGTGTGGGAATGGGTAGTCAAAGAGCGCCACCACCATACAACCAATATCAAAAGACCGTCATGACCTTTAATAAAGATCAAAAGATCATGACTACTGCTGATGCCGCAAAGGAGCAACCATGAAACAGCTACGCGAGCACTGGCCGCTTCTAGCAGCCGCTACCCTGCTCATTCTCGCCGCAACCCTGGCCCGTGCCCAGGAGTACGAGATTACCGGCACCATCACAGCGCAGGGTAATGTCCCAGTGAACTACCCGGCACAGATCGATGGTGCTGTGGGGGATCCGGCAACGTTTTACCTTACCATCAGTGGCGCTCAAGTGACCGACTCAAGTATTCAGATCATCCCGGTCTGGTACAACGGGATTGCCACTGTAGCCAATGGCGCACTTGATTCGGCTAGCCAAAGCATCGTGCTATCGCGCGGGGATATGGGCTCAACTGCCGTGTACGAGTCCTTCACCTTCAATGATGCGCCGAACACGCTGGAGGTGACCTTGACCGAATACCCGCACAATGGCGCTGCGATAAGCTTTGTTACCGACATCGGTAATGCGGTGGCGAGCATGGTGACGCCTTCCGCGCATGCGCTCGCAGCTCCCGAACTTGACCCTAATTGGTGGGCACCGGCCTTGACGTTCCTAGGCTGTGCGATTGCGGTGATGATGGCCAAGAAATGGCCTTAATTCACCCCCTGCTACATTGGGGCCTGCGCTTTGCTATTACTTACGCCTTCTGTTGGGCTATCCTGCGCAGGCCGCTCTACGCAGTTCTACCAGCGGCGTTCGCTGTGGTGGCTATCAAGGCAGCCCAAGCGCTCTGGGAGCCACTAGCGGGGCTTACCTTCGCGCTGGTGAGCCTTTTGCTACGCCCCTTCATGGCGCTCTACAGTGATCCTGCCACCCGCACGCTAGGTACCCCGCACTTCATGGTGCAGATAGCCGATGCCTGTTCAGGACTTGAGGGAATAGGCCTGATGCTGGTCTTTTGTACAGCTTACCTTTGGTTCTGCCGGACGCAGTACCGCTTCCCAAAGGTGCTCACTATCGTGCCGGTAGGTGTTCTCACCGTCTATGGCTTAAACGTCCTGCGCATAGCCATCCTCGTGCTGATCGGAGATGCGGGATATACAAAAGCCGCAGTCTTGGGCTTTCACTCACTCGCCGGGTGGGTGGGGTTTAATGTGACAGCTTTGGGGGTTGTTATACTAGCGCGTCACCTGAAGACTGCCTGATGCAGCACGATACCGCTCACCATGAGCGAAAGCAGCCAAAGGAACATGCCAACCCAACCCCAACTCACACGTGATGTCGGAAACAGATTGAAGCCTGCAAATAGCAGGCACGCCAGGGCCACCAATTGCAGAAGCAGCGGCAGAATATTCATAGATCGTCCTCCTTCATGAGCCTCACCGTCATGCCGACTTCGGGCAGTGTAATCTTTTTGCCGTACAGTGCTTCATCGCTCGATTGTCCATACTTCAGATTATCTACCGCCTCGTACCAATCGGTGAGTTTCTTCGCAGGCAAACGGCTCCAATCAGTTTTTTCCAGCCGGCGCAGTTGCCGCTTTACACTGAGCCAGTAGGAGCCCATTGTGTCCGCAGCCGATTGACCAAGAAAGGCCCCCAGTCCGCCAAATGGTTGAAAAAGTCACTGTGTCCTGAGACTACCGAGAGTCCCGATGTGCTCCCGCAATTGATGTTTGTGATGGCAGAATCTGCTCCCTCGTAGCCCGCATGGCCAAGTTCGCCCCACACCGGATCATCCAACCCAAGTTCTGCACCGATCTTTGCGGCCTCGGTAATCAGATCGCCCTTGTTAAAATACACATCGATCCAGGGGCATGAGCCGGGACGCACAATATTCTGTTCAAGTGCCCCATTGATGAAGATCGCGCCACCTAGCTTCAAACCAGTGAGGGAGTGCATCAAGTCGTAGGCGATCGCGCAGCCGTTGGAATGGCAGATAAAGATATCGCCTGCGGCAATGTAAGGCTTTAATGTGCCGACTACGCACGGGTTGATGATGCGTGACTCGGCCCCCAAGATCCACCCGTAATCCGGATATGCGATGGCGTCCGGTGCAAGATACGGGATTAAGCCCTCGATATGACTAGGGCCGGAGGTGCGGATGCCATGCAACAGGTGGATCAATTACTTAATTGCCTGCAAGGATGTGATCCACGCGGCGATCTTCGCATTCGCAGCCGTTTGCACCGCTCCAATCTCGCTATTGGCAAGCCCAGGCAGTTGTAGTTCAATGGTGCCCAAGAGCATAGCCAAGGCCCCAGGGAACTTAACCGCAATCTGCGCAGGATCAGTACCTAGATTGGCTATGAAGACTTCAACACCTTGCAGCACAGCAACCAAACTGGGGACTGCTGCTGCAAGAATGGGGTTTGGGGTGGACATAAAAGGCTCCTTAATTGTTTGGAATAAAGTACGCTGCCACAGCGTAACAGAGTGTGGTGACGGCTGCGGCGAGCTCTGGACTGAGGGGGGTTTTAAAATACTGATCGCAGATTGCCACAATGATCTGGGCGGCAGCTTGGCCGACGATACCGCCGGTAATGAGTTTGCGGCTTGGGATCCACTTATTTGAGATTGGATCTGGTTCTGGCATAGGAATCACCTGTGGCGCCGCGGGTGCGGCAGTTGGTTCTGGCTGCGTGGTCGGTGCGATCGGCTCGGCAGGGGCCGCTACAGAAGGCTTAACGCCGTCTAACTCGATACCGGCAATGATCACACTATCATCATACGGGCAGAAGCCCAATTCCTGCACCGTAATGGCATGGAGCAGCGCCGACATTTGCGCAGGAAGCACTAAAGGGCCATTCTGGCCCATACGCGCCTCAACTGCGGCAATATAGGCCTTCGTATTGTTCTCAGCGGGGGGTGCCCAGTGCGAACAGACATCCGCCACGGTGGTTTTGCCCGCCACGTAATGGCGCATGATGATGTGATTGGATGCGCGGTAGCCATATTGCGGTGCCTGAAACTCAACGAACTGCGCATCGGATTGCACCGGGGTTTGGCCCACCCACGTTTGATTCGGCTCGCGCCTGATATCGGTGGGGTTGTTCAACCGTTCGCCGCGCGGTTCAGTCATTTAACCCGATCCTGTTCTTCTTTTACACCCTCTGCTTTCGAGGCCTCAGCGGTGAGTTTCAGCAACTTGTCCATCTTTGAGTTTGTGGCCGCGTGCACCGTTTCGACTTTGGTATCCACTTGTGCGACCTTGCGCGTAACCCTTAAAACTCCGATCAGCGTAGCTATTGAGGTGATAAATTGTGCAACTTCGGTAAGGTTCATTTCACACGCCCCATGACGATAAGATTGACCTGAGCCTGAATGGCCTGCACCTGCCCGTACACGATGACCTCGCCCGTAATGGCACCAGCCACCAGGATGACCAGTATCGAGAGCATCGCATTGATGAACTTGGTCGAGCCGTTAAAGCCGCTCGAGGCCACAATGCGCTGGGCAGTTCTATGGACCCACGCATACTCGCGCGGGCTTAATGACTTGCCGTACTTGGCCTCCCACTCGGCACGCAAGCCAGCCCGGTCGTAGAGTTCCCGGTCAGTCATTTCGCGGGCATCGGTGCTCACAAAAGCACGCTATGCCACAAGAAATCAATGAAAGGGATGGAATTGCACATAATCACATCCACGATACATCCACCGTAATATCCCTAGCGCTGCCAAGGTTGTTGGTGACAATGTAGGCAGTAGCGCCACCGCTCCAAGAGACGCTCAATTTCCCGGCAGTCACGGCTGCGACAAAATTGGTGCTACCTGATATCAAGAGCGTCGCCGACCCTGTAGCCAAGATAAGGCCTCCTTCTATAGCGCCACCACCAGCGGATGCGGCGACTGTCACGATAGCCGTACTTGTGGCCGATCCTGGAATGATGAAGTTTGCGGCATTGGCAACCGCAGTACGCTTACCGACCCACTTACGACCCTCGTAGAGCCGCATTCCGCGGTCTATCTGATAATTCACATCCGTGTACTGATAGATGCAAGTCTGCGGGTTGCTGGTCGCGCCCAAGATTAGATCGTTACTGCCGAAGATCTTTTCCATGTTCGTAAGCGTAGTGGCGGCAGGGTCCAAATTCGTATTGATCGTGACTAATTGATCAGAGGTTCCGCCCGTGCGGGCCACCATCGTAATACCAACACCGCCAACCGAGAGATTCACGTTCTCAAGTGTCACCCAGTGCACACCATCAAAGTGAAAGCCGCCAGAGGTTGTACCAATAAGTCCGAAGGTGCCATCGCGTATAGAGACGTTGGTCACATAGTCATTGGTCGGGCCACCGGAGCTGCCACCTGTTTTGATATAGATCGTCTCGCCAGCACTTGAACCGCTTGTTTGCTCGCGGCGGATGTTTTCAAAGACAAGATTACCGCCAACACCTAGCGTGGTTCCCGCACCCGTATCGCTCCAATAAAACCCATGTGTGCCTCCTAGCCAGACTTGCGTGCCGACAAACTTTAAATTGCTGATGGAGGTCGATGCGGCGCCAACCAACACATTGATGAGCGGTTGTGTATCGTTGCTCGACTGCATCTCAAGGCCGCGAAATTCACTGTGATCGCAGCCATCGCCGGCAATGCCAGATGGATTGCCGAGAATGATTGGTTGTACATTGACGCACCAGACATTCTCAAAAGTATTGTTCTCATGCCCACGGTATTCGAGTGATACTCCACCAGTGGTCCCAGTATTGTCATAAAGCGTAATATCTCGATAGTGACTGTACTGGGTATAAATCACCTTCATCAAGGTGATGGCACCAGAACCAGAATTCCTCAAAATACCGATGCCCTCTACTTGAATGTTGGCGATGACTGTAGAGGTTGGAACATTATTGCCGATCTGTAGTACGGTGAAGGAAGAAGCGCCTCCAGCCACGCTCAATCGAGAAACGTCCGAACCATCCCCATAGATGCGTAATTTGCTATAGGTAATTGGCGGCAATGCGCCGCTAATAAGATAAATACCACCTGGCAGATATGCTGCTCTAAAAGACTGTCCTGCAAGGGGACCGACTTGATTGATTGCATTTATCCAATTGGTGAGTGCAGTTGTGGAATCGGCCACCCCAGTAGGATCAGCTTTATAATACAACGCATTAATCGGCGCGCTAGTAAGTGGAGGAATGTCCTGACCAAGAGCTGTGCGAAGAGAAGCAGGACTTTGGTTTAAGTAATACTGATTGCCGGTATTGAGCGCCATCAGGAGTAACTAAAAGAAACTTGCCCTGTCCCACCAGCAGTTGAACTTCCTGCTCCAGTCCCTGCCCCACCACCGCCCGGAATACCGCCTCCTGGGCTTCCCCCTCCAGTTCCATTGCCATTATTTCCGCCAGCCCCAGGACTTCCTGCCGTGCCATTTGCGCCGCTGTTATTCGCTGTTGTTCCTCCGCTTGCAGTGCCGCCGGTTCCACCAGCACCGCCTGCCACCCCACCTCCTCCACCATTGGCAGTCATGGTGGTCAGTGCTTGGGTGCCAGCGCTCACAGAGCTCCCAGTGCCTGGATGGCCACCATTGGTAGGCGTTACCGAAATGCCTCCTGGCCCCACCGTAAAGATAAAGGTTAGTCCTGGAGTGACAGAAATCGCATCACTTTCAGAATATCCGCCTCCCCCACCGCCGGCGGCATTCGTGACGTCCGCAGCCCCTGAGCCGCCGCCGCCCCATACTTTGATCGTGCAGAGTGTAGCGCCTAAGGGAATCGTCTCAGAGGCCCCCGTCCCACTCGTATAAGTATTGGTGATGGGCGTGAAAGGCACACCTGCTAGCAGCATCTGCTGAATGCTCATCAGGTCAATCCAGTACCTGAAATGATCCAAGCAGTAGCTGCATATTTAAGCAGCGTTGCAACACCGGCCGCTGCAAGACTGCGTGTCCCTGTGCCGCCTCCTTGTGCCCAGGTCAAGGTATCTGAATTGATGGCAATCTGAGTACCGGTGACCCCAGGCTCTGCCAGTACCGTAATGGCTGTACCGATCGGATATGCCACACTGGCATTCGCTGCAATGGTGACGGTTTTGCTGTTGGTGCTGACCGCGATATGTTTATTGGCATCGGCAAGAACTGTGACGTAACTGACCGCCTGGAGATTCTGCGGAATGCCGGCATAGACCGGGTTGCCATTGGTAAAGAGAGTCTGCGCGTTGATTGAGCCTAAGCCTTGGGTGCCACCCGTGGGTGCCCCCACCGTAGCTCCCCCATCGCCGTAGACCACGAATAAGCCAGTTCCTGCATGGTTTTCAACCGCTAATGCAGCATCGGCGCTGGTAAAGCCTGCCTGAATGATCAGGCCATATGAATTGCCGCTGCTATTAGCTCCTATGATCAGGGTCGCATAAGACCCTGCTACTGCGGTAACCGTCCAAGCGGTCCCCGCAGCAGGAGGCCCTACAGCCCCGCTTAACGTGGTCACGCTCTGGGCTGTCATATTGAGCCAGGAGCGGGCCGCTGAGCCTAAGTTATAGGATAGAGTGGACCCAGGCAGGAAGTCGGCTGCCATTCGGCCCTGGCCGTCGCGGGTTACACAGATCGATAGAGCCGCGGCCTCCCCGTTCATCTCCGTATCGAAGCGGGATGCGGTTATGGCAATACCGTTGCTGGCATCCTGAACCCAGGAGTAAGATCGGACGTAGTTGCCATTGCCATCATAGGCAGCCATAATTTGCAATCTCCATGCTCATTAAGTAATATTTAGACATGGCATACCAACCTAAAAAAATAGTGCTTTGCACGGTTTGTGGTCAATTAGCAATTGCAAGACGGCTTTGTCGATCGCATTACAATGCCGCCCAAGCAAGCAAAAGCCTTGTATTGCATTCAAAACTTGGGCCAGAGGATGTTTTTGATACACGGTATAAAATAATGCCGTCTGGTTGCTGGGAATGGATAGGTAGTAAAAATGATTTTGGCTATGGTTTACTTTTGATCGATAAAGTACAGATTCGTGCCCATCGCTATTCCTATGAAAGATCAAAAGGACCAATCCCAAGAGGATTGGTTATCATGCACAGCTGCGATAATCCACCATGCGTGAATCCAGATCATTTAAGTCTTGGTACTCGACTTGAAAATAATAGAGATGCCGCTCATAAAGGTCGCACACCAAGTGGTTCTAGACATTGGAATTACAAAGGGCCTTAAATATGTGGGCATTACAATTATTTTTGCAGATTTTCCTCATCTATATAGCTATGCAATATTTAAGCGAAGATCATTTCTGACTACCAAGCAAAGCCTGAGCTAACGCTGATCCGTAAAGCGTTGGCATTTTAGTCGATGGGAAAATGCCAGACTGTCCTGGTCCAAGAGCATATGCTTTAGAAAGCCTAGAACCAATTGGTACCGCAGCGCCTAATGCTGCACCAAATGCCCCCCCCTCTGCTCCATGACCAGCGCCCATTAATGACCCAATTAGTGGCGCCATACTTTCAAGCTTAGAAATACCTGCACTTCCGATCTTTTCAGGATCCTGCATCGCCTTAGGAAACTTTCGCGCATAATCAGCCGCTAGTTTCAGACCGCCAGTCAATTGTCCATCATCGTTATTGGCCAGTGTTTTCGCTGATACATTGTTGGTGGCTGGATTGAAAGCTGCTTCCACATCATGGCTCTTAGCTATCATCTGGCGTGAATTGCGAAAATTGGCTACTACATCAGGCGAGATATTCGGATTGGTTGATACTGATCGCTCGATTTGATCTTCGAGATTCTTCGCCAGCGTCTTATAGTCTGCTCCCACGGAGTTATCGCCTGATTTGAAGGCTGCAGTGGCTTTGTCTCGCAGTGCAATGATCTTATCCACTGCTGGACTCGAGGGAAATTTTGACTGCGCCAGAGAATTTATATCATCCAATATCGGTGATTTTGGCGTACCAGGGAAAGCCTTTTGAACAGCCGTGTACTTGTCTTCCATATCCATCAGCGGTTGCCAATATTGCTCATCAGTGGTAATTGGTCCAACTTTGCGCACAGCTTGATAGCCCGCAACAGCATTCTGCCGCACTTGGCGAATCGAAGCGGTTGTTAGTGGCAAAGAAGGATCAAGGCCTAATTCAGTAGCAGCAAGCTTATTGACCGCCGGAGCATTCTTGACCGATGCACCTTGTTGAGTTGCTTCTTTGCCAGCATAAGTCTCAATCGCAGTATTCTTGAAGTTCGGATTCGTGGTGGCCGGCGGCGTTTTGAATCCTACCGCCGAACCACGCTGTAATAGATCGGCTGTCATCTGTGCCTGACTTTGCGCAGGAGATACGAAATTAGCTGGGACTTTTGCATTTGCGCCTAATGCATTGGTATAGGAACTCGGCGTAAATGTACTGGGTAATGGATTCAATAATGATTGAGAAGCCCCAGGACCTGATGCGCCTGCAGTAGCCACCAATGGACCTATCGCTTGAATAAGCCGATCACCAGCGCTATTAGGAGCTAGCGCTCCACCATAAACCTGATTCTTGGCTTGTTCCCATGCTTTACTTGGCAGTTGCATATTCAGCGGATGACCCGCTGCAGCAGTGACTTTATCGGCTGCCGCGGTAATTGGATCTGCCACTAAATTCGCCATTCCCATGGCAGCATTCGCCGGCACCTGCGCAACTTGTCCACCTAGATGGAAAAGGTTGTGCAATTGAAGTTTTATATCATCTGGCGTGATCTTCAGAGACTGAGGGAAGCCAGGTCCTGGTGGCGGCCTATCTGGTACAAAGTCCGGTGCCGCATCGGGTACAAAGTCCGGCATTATTTCCAAGTTCCGGTTTGGCTACCAATTTTTATCTTATCTCCTACTTTAACTTCCCCTCGTACGGCTGCAGCTTGCAATTCGGCTTTAGAATTATAGGATTTCACAGCATTCGGATTTGACGAATTGGACTTTCCTGCCTCTATATCCTGATTCTGTTTATCCAGCCAATGAGCCGTATGACCGGTTTCCCATTCATCCGGTGAAACACCCTGTTTCCAGGTGGCAAAATCCTTCTGTTTGGCTATTTCTTGCTTGGCCTTATTGTCCATGTAATCGACTACACGATTGAATGCTGCCGGATCAGCCATGTTCAAATTTGGGTTATTGCGCATAAAGGTGCTTAGATCGAAATTCGTGCCTCGGCTCGTCATGCTATGAATGCTATTAACGGCCAATGTGCTGGTTTGCTTAGCGGCCGCTTGTAGTGCCCCCACATCAACGCCCAAGTACCCAGCAGCAGTCTGTGGATTTACTCCGGAGGCAATCATCATGGCACCAAAACGCATCTTGCTTTCATTCATTGCGCTAGGTGTTGCCTGAGAAGCTAAATTTTTCATTTCTGCTAAACTTCGTCTTACTTCAGTCGCACCATTAGCGTTTTTTGACAACTCCCCGGCATAAACCTGTCCCTGTTCCGCACCGCTTTTCTGTCCTTGGATCGTTGCGGGACTTGCCGGAGATCCACCGCCAGCAGTCGCACTCGGGAAATATTTCGATATTGCACTCGGCGCAACAGGCGCTTGCTGTGGTTGATTGAGGGCTGGCGGCATTGGGAAGCCATATAACGTCTTGCCAGTAGCATCAACACCAATCGGCTTAGGCGTCTGACTTTCAGTACCAGCTGCCTTTGCTGCCGCTGTTCCGGTCTGCGCAGCCGTAGCTCCTGGAATCTCACTGACTTGAGTCGGCATTCCATTAGCGCCGAATGATGGCATCGTACCTTCTGGTACCTTTGGATTGTATGCGAGAGGAAGATGCGTTTTAGGATCTAGCGCTAGATTTTCTGATCTGATCTCGACAGGGGGTATATTGGTGGCTTTTTCAACCGCAGCATTCGCTGCAGTTGCACGCTGCTGTGGCCCATAACCAGCCGCATTGAAATCTCCCTGCAAACTGGGCGGGGGATTGAACTTCATGATCTGATCAAGATAAGTCTTGCCTAATTCCTGCATGCCCTTATCACCCGATGCCATCATCATCTGTGCCCGCTGCTGCGTCATTCCAGGCGGTAACCCTGGCGGCATTTGTGCTGATGGCTGAGAACTATCCTGGGGCTGTTGTGGGGTAGATAGATCTTGAAAATATTTCTGCTGCGCAGCTTGCGAGCCTTTCATGGCTTTGCCAGCTAATAGCCCTGATGCAAGTGTGGATAATCCTTGCAATGGACTGCGCCGCGGCACCAGACGCATTTGGTTCCAGTCGGATGGTGTTTGATTACTCTGCTGGGTATTTTGCATCAGCATTTGCGCCAGCATTTGCTGCCGTTGGGCATTAAAATAATCCGATGAGGTATTCGGATCAGAGTTGCCCAATAGAGCCGCAAGATATGGCGAAGGAAGATCAGGCATTACTGCTGCGGCGGTTGAATCGCGTTGGCCATTCCTGGCATCTGATTCTGCATCATCTGATTGGTCCCCGGCAGCATGGTATTAGCCTGCTGGCCTTGCATCAGTTTCTGCATCATCAGGGCTTTCATAAGATCAGTACCGCCTTGCATGGCGGTCCCTCCGGCATTAGGTTTTGGCTGTATGCCGCCGACCGGTTGGCCTTGACCGCCTCCCTGCTGCATCAGCATGGCCGCTAACATCTGTGGGTCCATCGCCATAAATTTTACCCTCCGGCTAGCGCCAGATACATAAGATACGAAGAAGCGAGGCCAGCCGCATCGCCGCCTAACTGATTATTACTCGCATTCTGCGCATTCGAGGCATTCAACTGCCCCTGGTACTGATTATTGAAGGCACTCATGATATCGGGTGATGCGGCACTTCCCCCGCCACCCCCGCCAGAAAGCGCGTTAAACAAGCTAATGGGTTCCTGTTGTGCGAGCTGCTGGGCATTTAGGCCCTGCATCGCCATATTCTGCATCTGGCCCTGCTGTGCGGTGGCTCCCGTGATCGCGGAATTAGCCGCCTGATTCTCACCGAACGTTTGATTGCGGGCTAAATTGCCCTGTGCGTTGTTCCAGGCTTCTGATCCAGGAGTTGCCCCCTCGGCGGCAAGTTGTGCATTCTGGGATGTCTGCTGCTGAGCGTACTGCGGAGCTAAGTAGCCCATCTGTTCATTGAACAAGGAATTGCGTACCTGATCATTGCCCATACCCACGCTGGGGCTTCCAGCGCCCCCGCCAAAGATTTGGGAGGTATCGAGAGGCTGAGAGATCGACTGTTCCGCCTGTGGGTTTAGCTGCGTCGAGAAATCATAGAGCGGTGCACCGGTCTTAGGATCCGTTCCGGTGATCTTCCAACCGCTCGAGCCCAATGCATTGGAATTACCCGTGCGGCTCAACGCTGCATTGTAAGCCGCAGTGCCTTGATTTAAGCCTTGCTGGGCGTTCGCCTGGATATAAGGATTCGTCGGCTGCGGAGAATTGCCACCCTTGCTCATTTAAAGCCACCTGCATTCATGCTTTAGCATACCCATGATAATGATGTCCTCGCCATTGAATGCGGCTTGCCTTAAACGCCCGCATTCGGTGAATCCTAAGTGACTACAGAGTTTGAGCGATTTGGTATTGTCTTCATCGATGGTGCAGCCGATATGGCGCACTCTCCAAGCAATGAACGGATTATAGAAAATCGCATGCAGGAACTTCTCATTCATGCGCCCCTCGATCGCAATAGACGCAAAGACGTTCCCACCGCTATAGTTGGTATAGATGACCCCGGCCCGGAGAGCCCCACTTACTTCCAAGCCAATCCCTCGAGGTTCACTCCCCCAGCCGTAGAAATGCGGCATCAGACTCGCGCACCAGTCGGCAATCCGCTGATGTTCATCGAAAACAAGCCTAGAGGGGGCCTCCAGGCTCGAACATATAGTCGGTTGAGAACCAGTTGGCGGCCACTCCGTTGGTTTGCAGTGTGATTCGACCGGATGCGACATAGCCTAGTCCTGCGATACCCTGCCAATTGGAGATGAAGATATTGCCCGTAGCCCAGGGAGATGTGTTCCAGGGGCTTGAATTCCACGGACTCCCTGCAGCTGAATTGACCGTTGTCGGCGAGCCTTGTATATCTCGCCAGTCCACATTAAGCGTCACCGTGGGCACAAGGTTGGAATTGCTTTGAAAGATCGGCCGCGCCATCACAAAGCGTTTTTCCACCCCAGGCTTCTCAAAATACGAAAATGCCGGCTTGCAATCCTCAAGAATTGCCATGCCCGCATCCGATTGGCCCTGATCGGCTAAAAATACTTGGGTATTCTCGCCGTAATAGAGGGAATCCTGTTGTAGTTCCCAGCAATTGGCATTCCAGTTCCTAAAGCGGCACCAAGCGCGAGAGATGGGGTTTTGCACCCATTGATGTGCAGTGGTATTGGTGACTTCCGGCACGTTGACAATAATCTTGTTGCCTAGCGGGTAGTCAATGACCTGCCATCCGAAGTTCGCATTGTAGTTCTGCACATCGGCATTAATCGCGTTCAAAATCTTGAAGGTCAGCTGCTTGTCCGCATCGACCCGGTCGGTTAAGACTGCGGCATTCAATGAGGTGAGTCCATCGGCAGTAATGACCGCGATATCGGAAGCAAGTTTCGTATAGCAGCGCCGGCCGATAGGACGGCCTATCCTAAAGATTCCCACCAATGACCAGGTGGAGACTTGGGAGGGGTCATAGCCCTGATACAGAGCTACCTCGCCCTCGGTCGTGATGAAGGCGGCATAATCACTGATACCGGCCACGTTCTGAATGGTCCAGGACGCCATCTGCATCAAATAGCCGCCCATCTTAAACAAGGTTCCTAGTGGCAGCAGCGTGAGTGCCCCTTGAAAGCCGGTAATGGGCGCATACCAGACATTCATGGTATTGTTTTCGATATACCAGCAGCGCTGCTGATGCACAGTGATCGTGATCAGATTCGCAGGCGATCCAGGCCCTGTCATCACACAGGCGTGCCAGCTAGTTCCATCGAAGTATTGCGGCGTATCGAGCCCGTTGACCCAGATCAGAAAATTTCCACCCCCCGCATTGAACATTGCATGCTGCAACTTATCGGTGGAAAGGCCGGTGACTACTGCAGCCCCTACCGCCCCTTGCGCGGTAATATCGTAAATCGCGGTCCCAGAGGCTGCCATCAACTTGCGCGTCGGCAAGCCGTTATAGGCCATCACCGTATTGACATGGGTCGGAAGCCCCGAGGCCCAGAGCTGCTTGCCATTGCGCAAAGACACATAGGATGGCTGGGGGAACCAGTTATCCATGATGATCGCATCGGTAGGCGGCATGGCGGCCAAACTATCGCGAGCATTGACGCCACCGACACACGCCGGAACACTCACGGTTATGGATTTCACTTCGTTTTCTCCAAGATAGCGCGGGCTATATCTATCATTACGGCGTCAGAATCTTCGCCTTTGAAACGATTTACAATCCACAATACGAAGCGACTATTTCCCTGCGTATAACCTTTAGTTGGGTCAATTCGATCAAGTGATATTGAATATGGATTCGTTTTCCCATTGGAAACGAACTCCAATCCGGTGAATTCGCAACGTCCTGTAAATCGCGATTTGGCCCAGTCGTGAGTAAGAGAACATTCAATAGAAGCCTCTTTTGCGCGACGCCGTGCTTTTTCTATTGCTCTTACCCATGGTCGTTCAGCTCTATAAAGCCGATCATATTGAGCGAGTTTCAATTTATTATTATCGCGCCACTGCTTATGCCGTTTTTTATAAGCGGCAAGAGATTCAGGACTACGTTTGTACAGTTCTCGTATCTTAGAATTACGCCTCGTTCTAATCTCTGGATCAATTTGCAGATTAAGCCGCTGGCGCAATTTATCTCGTTCTCGATATTCCCTGACCTTCTCAGGATTGGCCGCTAGCCATTTTCTATGATGTTCTCGCTGTCGTTCTGATGTAATGTATTCCATTGACTTTATTATACCGTATTGGTATAAAACTTCAATAAAATCAATTAGCTACCAAACCCTGTATCGGGCACATTCTGGCTATTCAGCAGCCGTATACCGCTCGCTCGAGCATTTAAGGGCAGATTACGAGCTGAAGCCGCACGCCCTGCAATGCGGTCGAACTTGACCATGTAGTCTTTTTCTTCCTTCTCCCAGTCCAAGCCCTTGGCCTTCAAGAACCGCCATTTGAGACTCATCACCATCAAATCTTCGGATATCAGCGATACATCGGTATCGTTCTGCCAGGTATTGCTCACGCCAACTGTGGGAGCGCCGCTTAAGGCCGTCCACCAGCTGCTGACATACTCATAAGCAATGGTATCGGTAAACAGACTGGTGGATGAGCCCACCGGATTGATATAGAACATTCCTTGCATGATGCGAAAGCGCATGCGAGGGCCTACCGGACTGATGCCTGACTTGATGACTTGCCATTCCTGCGCATCCAAAGGGCCCAACAACTGCCATCTGAAATTGCGGTCCCACTCGGTCTGTACGATCAAATGGCCTAAATCGGATGGCAGCGCGTAACTCTCAGTCGCGAATGTCACCGATTGCCCAGACAGTGCAATGGTGGCCGTGGGGGCTTGGGAGATGCTGACTGATGTTCCAACCACCCCAGGCGGCACTACCAGCGTGTCATTCACTAACCCGGTCGAATAGACATTCTGCCCTATCGTGATCCCGACCGTGCTCGATAGATTGGTGAGTGTGCTAGATCCTGGGGTCACCGTGCAGGTATAGGGGCCCACACCTGAGGTCTGAAACGTATATTGCTTGCGCAGTTGCTGCCAGTAGCCGGCAGAGCGTGGATCCCCGGCCATCTCTTTGCCAGCACGATTGGCGAGCGCTAGGGTTTGAACCGCCTGTGCATCAGGATTTCCAATGATCGTCGGCAGCGCGGGTAACCCGATTTCGGTCAACGCCGCCGTACAGATCGAAAGCAAGCTCATGCCGCATCTTTCTTCTTATGCATGGAGTTGATCTGCGCCTGCATGCCCTCGATCTGCTTTTCGAGGGCTTTGACCCGCTCCTCAGCCTTACTCGCCTTTTCCTGCTCCTTGGTGGCTAGGCTCATCAGTTCCGATTCATCCAAAGCAGCTTTTGCCATGTCCCGAAACTTTCTGCCCCCCATGATATTGGAGGCGGCCTGATCGGAAAGCCCAGCGAGGGCTTCCACGGTGGGAATGTTCAGCCCTTTGAGGCTTTCAGCAAAAGAGCGTGTAATAGCGCCCCACTCAGAGATATCCCAGCCCTTATCGATTTTCTCGCCCTTTTTAACAAAAAGTGCCCAAGCTTCCGGATACTTGGTAGGATCTGATTCCCCTTCCGCATCATCGATTTCCCAGCCATCTTGCTCGTACTCCTCCTCGGAAATCTTTTTATACTTAGGGGTTACCCCGCGGGCGAGCATGTCCCAAACCGTTTTGGTATTGCCGGGAGAGACGATATTTACATAGACGCGATCCTCATAGTATGGGTACCCCTGCTCCTTTGAGATGGCTTCCATGAGGACTGGCTTTGCGTAGAAGCGCACCAGCAAGCCTTTCTCCGTGCCATAGATGACCTTGCCGCCGACGCCCAACGTCTGGGGTGATGCAAATTCGCTCATAAATTCACCTTCCAAGTGTAATTTTCACCTAATTCAGGTAACCCAAAAGCTTCTTCAACTGCCTTCTTGACTCCCCAGCAGGGGAATTCCGTATTCTCGTAGTCATGGCCCGAGATAAAGCCGCCTGCTTTGATCTTAGGCCGCCACGCTTCAATGTCTGCCTTGCACCCTTGGTAAGAATGATCTGCATCGATAAAAACGAAGTCCAGGCTCTTATCTGGGATCTCTTTGGCTGCATCTTGAGAATCCTTGCGCAAAATCTTAGCCCGCGGGCCTGCAAAATAGATCATCTGATGGGTGATCCGGTAATAGCGCTCTTGCTGCTCTTGGGTGAGGCTCGCATGAAAATCACCGGATTCAACGTACTGCGGCTTATGATCCGCACTCCAGGAATCGACTAGGTATAAAGTCAAATCCTGACGGCTTAGGAGGCGCCTGGACAGCTCCCCGGCGAATACCCCTATCTCAGCCCCCACGGGGTCACTTTTGCCCTCAAGCCACGTGAGAAGCGCTTTAGCGCGTAGATCCGCGGCACTCGAGGCAGGCTCAAAGTGATTGGCGAGTGTCGGAATCAATCCCTTGCCATAGACCGTAATCTCACAGCCTAGCTGGGCAAGTTGGCTAACCAGCGGGATGAACTGCTGGCTCTGCTGGATCATCCAGGGGGCGCATTTGAAAGTCTCGCCATGGGCCTGCACATCAAGTACAAGTTCGCCGTCGTTCAAGGCTTGGTGGTAGGCGTGATGTTCGCCGTCCTGATAGCAGGAATCGAAGCCAAAAAGAAAGAACTGCCGATGTCCTAGGATATAAGCCAAGGACAGGGCATTAAGCCCGATGGTCGAACCCCCCGATACCATCGTCATGCCCTTATCGTTATCGCCAATGGCATCAATGACCGTCTCGCTGTGCGGATGCCAGCAAATGAGCCGACCTTCCGCTGCATCCAATACCTCCGGGTGACACTGCGAGGCGTAATAGCAGATCGTATCGACTTTGGGCACAAAGCTTAAATTGCCAAGCCGTGCATCGTGCATCACATGCGCATCGGGAGTCACCCCGCGTTCGCGCAGGTAATCAAACGTGTTGTTCGTGGCAAAGACCACGGCCCCGGATAGCTGCCAGCCGCGGATACGCCAGATATCATGCTCTAAGCTTGGGCCACCACCCACGATGATCGCAGGGTATGGCGTGCCATCCCGCATTTCGATCCATCGAGGCTTACTTAAGGCATATTTGATGTTCTTGCGCAGTTCTTGCTCCTTCACATTCATCGCAAAGAACATCGTTTCATTGGAGACTTTCCAGACATCCTTCACCCAGTTAAAACATTGGTGAGGCGAGGGAAAGCCATGAAAGAACACCACAGAGGTGCCTTTCGGTACAAATTCGGTGCAATCGACCTTGTAGGAGCGAAATGCACCAGGATATAGCTTCTGCCAAAGATCAGCCTGAGGATAGAATTGCTCTATCCAGATTTGATCACCGCCTTCAATATCAGGGAATCCCGCGTTCTCAAACCCTACCCACAGATCCGTCATTGTGCCTGCTTCCCACGCCATCACCGAGGACTGTAAGCCATCGGGTCGATAGACATCCCGCAGGATTGCAAAGGGACCGGCATAAGCCGCAATATCATCCAAGGGACCGGTTATTACCGTGTCTAAATCGAAATAGAGTACGCGCTCACCTTGTCTGAAAGCGTGTTCGCTGAATAAGTACAGCTTATTCCACCAACCTTCTAACCCTTCAGGCAGAAGCTTGGTCTGAACGCCGGCCATATGGTCAAAATCCGCGGGGTTATCCGTGAACACCGTAAAGCGTCCACGAAGCCCCGCGGCCAAATTGCGTCTGACCATCGAATACAAAATCTCCACTGCTTCCACCGCTCTACCGTCCATATAGGTGTCGGCATTGACGCAAACGCAGCAGATATTGAGCATCAAATAGCCGTGATCTTATTGGGCCGATCGTACCAGACCAATGCGCAACTGATGGTTGCACTATTGGATGAGGCAAAGCGGGCACCAATGAGTTCCGTTCCAACCGCAGATGTGACCATGACCCGCCCAGCAGTCGCCGATACGAATACACGGCCATTCAGGGTGTGAATAACGGCAGTCTTTAAGGTCTGCGCGATACCCACCAATTGGAACCAGGCGTATTGGATCGAAGTGGCATTGCTCGTGATACCACCGGTTGCACCCGTGGTATTCGATACACACACCGCCCCGGGTTCACCACCCTTAGCGGTTGTCGGCATCACCGCCACCGTATAGTTAGCGAGTGACCCTGTAAACCAGGTCACCAGCGTCCCTAAGGGCACTGCAGTCGATAACGGCACAGCAAGGTAGATGAACTCGCCATAGCCCAAGGTAGGCTCCCAGCCGGCCACAATCTGCCCCAACACGGGCTGAAAGATAGGCCGCGGCGCAATGGAGGTTGTAATGGTATTGATGCCAGAGCCTGGACCAACTCCAGGTGCATCGAGGGATACCACGCACAGATCCAGATCGCCAATGAGCGGGGTGAAAGTACTCCAGTTGTACGTAACCGCAGCATTGACTTGCGGGCTTGCAAAAGTAAGTTTAGCCATTGTCTTTGCTCCTTTGGTTACGCGCTTAGAACGCCCTGCAAGAACCGATTGCTCAAGGTCAAATTACCGGCGAAACCGATCAATTTAACCATCGCATCTTGGTTCACTGCAAATCGTTCATCACCCAGCGGAGCAAAGTTGCGGTCCGCATGGGGCCTGAAGAAAATGTACTTGGTATTCAAGAAGTACATCGTGCTCACCGGCGCACCACCACCGAATCCACCGTCCAAGACCACATCGGCGTTCATATATTTCAGTGACTGAAAGCCAACTTCTGCCATCTCGTCACTCGTGATACGCTGAATCGCCTGCAAGGACTCCAAGTAGAACCGATAGTAGTTATTATCCGCCACGATCAAATCGGGTGCATCAGCGCCCCTAACGAGCTGCAAGTACACACGATTCATGTAGGACTGGATATTCGCCGTGCTCGTAGCAGCACCACCATTGGTGACACCCGAGAAGGCGACATTTCGCCAGAAGCTCCAAATGCTCGAATCGATACCGCCAATCACACCGCTGTTGTTGGTCGTCCCAATCAAAAGCTGGATACCGCCAATCTGCCGGCCGCCATCAGCCGTGCCATTGGAATAGGTATCAAGCGCGATATTATTGGTTAAGGTCTGCTCAGCGTTCTCGATGCGACCTTCGAGCAAGTCGATGATCGCGTTCTCGCCTGAGTTTTGCAGCATTTCAAGGCCGGAGATCGATACTGCTACCGCTGCCTGCGCATAGTTGTATTCAGCCCCGGTGAAGACATCGGAAGGCGAGATATTCAAGGCTTCGTAGCCCGAGTACCGCTTGAAAGTGCCGTTTTCTTGATAGTTGAGTTCCTGAACGATCGTTCGGCCCCCGGAGACAGGTTTTACCTTCCCCTTGGCGCGTAATCGATAGAGCAGGGCATTGTTTTTTGTGACGTTATCTGCAAGTTTTCCTGTTCGGTTTCGCAGAGTCGTCGTCACGATTTCCGTCAAGGCTGTTGACGGATTAATCAGTGCCATACAAGACTCCTAGTTTAGATACGTCCTCGAACCTCCGCAAAGGCTGATTCAAGGTCCTCGCGTACTGAAGAATTGGGGTTGACGGTGGGGGCGGCTGATCCGCCTGGGCCTCCGCGAACACTCTTTCCTTTGATACGCGCCCGTTGTGCTTTGGCCTCGGCCTCTTGTTTCGCTTTCGCTTCTGCCTGTTGATCAGAGAGTTGCTGTGCGCGAATGTCAGGGCGTGCCCAGATGGCGGCTTCATACGCTTGCTCGAGGGTACCCGCATAACCACTTCCTATGAGCTGTCCCATATCGGCCTGGACAGCGTGGAAGTATTTATGCTGTGGATCTTTCCCAAACGCATCGATAGCGGCCATCACTTGTTGCTCCTGCTCTTGGCGTTGGAGCTGTGTTTGCTGCAAGGTTTGGTTGCGAAGTTGGGCTACCTCTTGTTGGAGTGCAGCTACTTGCGGATTAACCTCTTGCGGCGAACCTAATAGATTTAAATCGATTCCATACTGGCGGATCACTTGTGCTATGGCATTGGCCTTAGTGACAGGATCCGCAGTCTGGAGGATATAAGCGGTGTTGAGCACTGAGGCTATGGCTGCAGGAACTGTGGTTCCAGCAGCCCTGATTGATGCCTCATAAGGCGCTGTGATTTTCTGGATTTCCTTGGCGAAGGAACGCTCTTCATCGACCTTGCTGAAGCCCTTGGCCATATCGGCCTCGCGCTTCGCGATTTCGGCCCTAATCTCAGGGTCAATCGCTGCCCACTTGGCCTTCGCAGCATTGCTCCAGCTATTGGGTGCCGGAATAAAGGAAGGAGCGGCGGAAGCTTCCGGAGTGGGGATGATTTCCGGTTTAGGTTCAGGTGGCCGCTCCTTCGCAGCCTCTACAATGGGTTCCTCTTTGGCTTCCTTCGGCGCGAACTTGCCGTGTTCATCCCGTACCGGGTCGGGTTTCTCGACTTTAACCGGCTCGGGCTTTACTTCCGGCTCCTGGCGGCTCTCTACCTCATCGCGGGCAGCGAGCAGTTCATCACGCAAAGAGCGTTCCGGGATCACTTCAGATTCTGCCGCAGCCATTAGCGCTTCCCCTGTAAGACAGTTTTCAATTCTCGAGCCACTTCACCCTTCTTAGGCCTAAAGTCATTGCGTATCGGCTTAATCGGCTCATTGCCGACCTCCACAAAGCGGTTGCGCTTCAAGAACTCGCGATGATCTTTGCGCGAGGTTATCCATTCCCCAGCCCTATCACCGGCTACCGCCCTGTAGGGGGCGATATCGGGCGTGACCATGGCTGCGGATATTACCTGCACCATCTTAGCCCCACAGCCACAGGGGTGAGTTATAGCGTGATCACGCACCAAGCCCACAATGCTTTTAACCTCGCCACAAGTCGGACATTCATAGTCGTAGATCATTAGTGAATACCTACTATCTGGCCCTTCTCATCGCGTACCACTTTGCGGGGCTTGCGAGCCTCTTTTAAGGCTTCGGTCAGCTTAGCGATCGCCTGAACAGTTGGTTCATGCTCTTTAGCCTTTGCCTCGCCTTCCGCATCCGCTTTGACCTTAGGTTTAAGCTTCGCCACCTTTTCAGCATTCTCGCCCCTCACCCCTTCGATCTCTTTGGCTTGCTTGCCCTTAACTCCCTCTATTTCCTTGGCCTTATCGGCTTTCAAGGACTCAACCCCGACCTGAGTCTGACGTTCATGCTCAGCCATGCGGCCTTCGTGTTCCTGGGTCATGGAGGTGATCTTTTGCTCATGAGCCTGCTTGGAGCCCTCGAGCTGCATCTCGTGCTGATGCTCCATCTGGGCGATTTGGATCTTGGTAGCATTGTCCTTATCGGCTATTTCCTTCTTAGCTGCGGTTTCGAATTGGGCCTTTTCGGCCTCGAACCGTTGCTTGACTTCGGCAACCTCTTTATCACGCTGTGTTTCGAGCTGTGTCTTATGCGCTGCGACCTGGATATCAGCCTGGGCACGGGCCTGATCGGACTTGGCATCGGCTGCCGCTTTGGCCTGCGCGATCTGAATATCAGCCTTGGCCTTGATCTGCGCAACCTGGGCATCGGACTGAGCTTGTGCCTGCTGCTTCATCACCTCAGGATTCGGCGGTGGCGGAGTATTCGCTAACTTATCGATCGCATCCTCAAAGACGCGTTCTAAGCTTCGGGCCACCTTAAAGCCGCGGATACCGAATAGGATCAGTTCACCGGCTGCCGGAATCATGCTCTGCGGTACGCTCGAGGCTTCCCCTATCAGTTGCGACACCGCAGTGATGAAGGCCATTCGTGCCTCCCGCTCGTTATCCTCATCAAGCCTGATGGTCGAGTCCGTCTCCACATCGATGCGAAACTCGCGCAGTACCGGGTTTTCAAGTAAGGCCGCGACCTCTTCCCAAGTCGGCTCTTTGAGCAGGCTTAACTTGTCGGCTCCGGGCATTTGAACGCCTGGCGCTGGGGCAGATGCGCCTCCAAGACCTGGCGGCGGTTGGGCGCCTCCACCGGGGGCAGCTTGGCCCGGTTGTCCTGGCACGGGTGGTCCGGGAGCAGCCTGAGGTGGTCCACCACCAGGTGCGCCTTGCATAGGGGGCATTGGATGCTGTGCGGCACTAATGATTGCATTTAATTGGGCTTTCTCGGCTTGAGTTAGGAGCTTGACGCCTGAAATCTTCTTGATCGTCTCGATATCATAGTCGGCGATGATCTCTGACATGATCCGAATGGTATCGCGGCAGAAGCGCTGTACCTCACGCTGGGCATCGGATAGCCGCAATACCGCAAACTGGCCCTTGATCTGCTGTGCGGTGGCCGTCTCATTAGGCTCACTAAGTCCACGGATGATGTCCGACATGCCGGTAATCTGATATACATCGTCAATCATCATCTGGCGCTGCTCGCGCAAGAAGCCCAAAGCCTCGGCAATCTCTTTTAAGGGCAGTAGTTCCATGACGCCGGCTAGGCCGCCCTTCTCTTTTAAGGCTATCCAGCCGTCCACTGGCACTAAAGCGTTCTCCGTGCCCTCAGACAAGAGGCGATCTAGACCCTCGGCAGAGCTGTCCCTGACACCGGCCACCTTAAGGGCTTTACCGATGGCTGTGATACGGCTCGATAGTTCATCTATCTCATTCGCTTGGTCCTGATAGAACGTGAAGTTGGGTGTCGGGACCAGTTCTTCAGATGTTAGGTTCGCAAACATCGGCGGCGGGCAGGGGAAGAAGCCCTCAAGCTTCAAGGGGTCATCTTGTTCATCCAGCAACTTAGGATGGTTCTTACAGACCCACAGCGCTTTACGGTCCTGTTTGTCCCAAATCTCGTAAATGATCGCTTTCTTCTGTTCGCGATTGTCCTGCTTAACCTGTGCGTCTTTCAAGGTCTTCGGCTGCCAGTCCAATGGAACGTCCGTAAACTCCTTCCCGAACCGCTCTAAACCCTCCTCACGGGTCAAATAGATGATGCGCCAGACTGCCCGGACTTCCTCCCAGGTTCTCGCCCAGGTGTGGCCGAAGTCCTCCCAGTACACGTAATCCACCATCGTCTCTTCGTACTTCAGGCGCTCTGAAGCTGCATCCTCGGCCTCGTTGGTGACCTCTTCACCCTCAACAGTCTCTTCAGGCTTGTTCTCATCGGCTGGGTTTAGCTGCTTATGGAAGTGCGGCACATAGCGCACCCAAACCGTACCGCGGCCTGGCAACTCGTAATCAAGCACCGCCTGACGGATGACTGAGCCAAAGGGGTTGGTGCACTGAATCGTATAGTCCAAACACCGCTCGAGCACTTCGGCTACCTGACGGCCTACCGGGTCTTTATCCTTGAACCGCCGCTCAACCTCAGGCTTTGGATCCCGTGCGTATAGCGCCGGCACACGGGTCTGCACATTGGACCAGAGGATATTAAGCCGTGTGACCGCATCCTCACGGGGCGTGCGTACATCCTTGTAGCGCTTCATGATCTTGCGTCCGCGCTTCAGCCACTTATCGGCCGTGCGCTCCCAGAGCTGGATTTCATTCTTCCAAAAAGCGACGACTGGCGTAGCGGGTTCAAGGCTCATCGGTTCTACTACGGCCGTGGGGGTGGATCACTAGTGATGCTGCCGTTTAATTTCCCGTTTCAATTGATCGATCTCCTGCTGTTGCTCCTGGATCGCCTTGACCAAGAGCGCCACCATTTGTTCATACCGCACACCGCTTGGGGTGCCCTCGTCGGGACCGCTCTGATACACGGATGCAAGCCGAGGGTCGACCTTTATCACATCCTGCGCGATGAGTCCGACTTGGCGGCCGATGTGCGTTGGATCTGATTTAAGCTCGTAGCTCACGGGCTTTAGTTTCATGACTTCGTTCAGCCCCACATCTAATGGGTCGACGTTCTTTTTCAAGCGACCATCGGAGGCGAGACAGGTGGTTGTAGTGTCGACAGTGAGATTATTGGCGCCTGTAGTCCAGCACACAGTACCAGTGGTTGACGCGCTTGATGAACCAAGACCTGTTAATCGGATGGCTGCGTTAGATAATGTGACTGGCGAAGTTGATGTTACAAGCGTACTGCCACCTAAAGTTAATGTTGTAGCATTTATTGTCACGGCATTTGAACCGCCACCTATATTTACCGGAGATGTCGTTGTACCAGTTCCTATAAAAGTTGTAAAATTGCTGCTGTTGTTTATTGCAACTGTGGCGCCAGAAAGTCCCGCTCCGGCATTTGCGTTTAAAGGCCCTGTCTGAATTAGTACTTGGCCGTCATCTCCTACTAATAAGAGATTGCTGGTTGAACTTTTTACTGCCAGTGGGAATGTGCTGCCAGATGTATCTGGACCCTGAACATATAATTTATTTGACTGTGGACTTATTGTTCCAATTGTTATATTACCGAGAAAAACAGAAGATGCATTAGCATCTCTTTCGGAAATAAATTCATAATTCGTAGGTAATGATCCCCCTCCGGCCATTGCCTCAAGATCAAGCGCTATGTATTGGGCAATTGATCCTGCTGTACTATTGGCATTTGTGAGTTGATATTTCGTACCCACTAACTGTGATGTTACAGTGCCAGCAGATTCGTTTATTGGAATATTTAGCTGACCATTCCAAGCTCCTATTGTGCCGAAATTAAGCATTTGAGTTTCATTATTTTCCACTTGAGCCGCTGTACTTCCGGCGAATGTGTAGAAAACGGAATGTGTTACGTTGATTTCTCCGGTGTGAGTACCGGAGCCATTCAAATAGACATATGAATTATCGTTTTGCCATATGTTCGTTGTTGCACTGGATGGAGTCAGTGTGGTTTGTTTTATCGTCCAATAATTAGGTGGAGTAACTAAAAAATCGTCGGTGGTTGTTACCGCCGACATGATCGGCGTTCCAGTTCCAGGAGCGGCCCCCCCAAGGGCAAAAAAGGCATTCGCTGACGGCGCCGCAGGTGAGCCTGAGGAATTGCCAAGGACGGTGCCCGAGGCAATTTGAGGTAAATTAGCGAGACTTGTGATGGTCGGATTGACGCCTTTAAGGTCCGCTAAAACCGATGAGGATAGGCAACAAAGTCCCAGCAGTAAAACTAATAGGCGCTTCATATTCCCTGCCCATTGATAAAATAGAGCACCGCAGTGCTTGAGGCGGTGATAGCTGCCACATAATCCAGATCAGGACTAATAGTGATGATCTTATCCGTCCCTGGAGGCAACGGATAATTGCTCGTGGTTGCCGTCACTCCGGAACCGCCAAAGTTGATAAAGGCAGTCACGGTTCCTGTATTGATCACCTCCACCTGATCAAACCCTATGGGAACCTCATTGCCGCCAGCTGCAATCAGTTCAGCAAGAGCCGTATTCGGGAGTGCCACATTGCTCGAGACAACACCGGCAGTGAGGGTAGCTGAGGTTAAATTAGGTCCAAATGCACCAATCCATGCCATTTAAATTCGCTCCTGTCTTACCTTGTTTCGGTCTTTCGGCCAAAAGAGTTGATCGGCTGTCATATCCTCAAGGAATATCGGTTTGGGCTTCGGCTTCTCGGTCGAAGGGTTCTGCCACACCTGCCCAATGATCTCAAAGGCATCAGAGCCATGGCTTGCCCAGTCATGCCGCGGCTTAGACTTAAACGCCTTCTTGTCCTCATCGAACTCAAACTGATACTGACGCAACGCCTCTATGCCATCGTGGCACTTTTCAAGATCGAACCAGCAGCGCTCAATGGTCTTGCGGCTGGCCTCGATGCTGTTCTGCTGGCTGGTTGCCGGGATCACCGACATTTTAACGCCCGCATTCCAGGCCTGATTGACGATGGATCGGCCCCCAGCCGCCATTAACTCATGCGCTGCATCATGCGGTACCCAGTGCCGCCCATAATTGTTATTATTGGCATATGGCTTGGCTTTCAGCACATCACAATAATGTTCGGTGCCTTGGCCGTTGTTCTCGTAATAATCAATCAGCCGTATCTCGCCATGCGTGATCTGCCAGAACCAAATAGCCGTCGAATCATCAAAACCCAAGTCCCAAGCTGTGTGTACAGGAAGAGCAGCATCATAAGGCACACTCCCGATGCGACCAGCATCAAGAGCAAGACGCATAGGAAGGCCATACACAGCCCCATGAATAGCCGCCTCAAAGCTGCATTCAAACTCCTGGGCATACTGATCCTCAGTCATCGATTGCCGGGCCGCTGCGAGCTCTTCATCAGGCAGTATCTTCGTGCGGCTGGCTTTTAGCATCACCGCAAACCAGTCCTGAGCCTTGGATGAGTGGTCCCAAATCTCCCAAAAGGCGTTCTTGCCCTTAGGGGTGCCAATGAAAACTGCCCAGCCTTTGCGATCAGTAAGGGCCGGTCTTATGACCTCAGACCATACCGAGGGCTTCATATCGGCGTACTCATCCATAATCACGCCATCGAAGTATAGGCCTCGGAGCGTATTGGGATTATCTGCGCCATAAAGCCGTATGGTCGCATCATTGAGCAATTTGACCGACAAGTCAGACTCTCTAGGTTCCTCTACCATGATCGGGGCTGCAAAGTACTTCAAATACTCCCATGCCACCTGCTTAGCCTGTCCATAGAATGGGGCGATATAGGCATATCTGCCCCGTTCTTTCTTATCCGTGATGGCACGCTTGATCAGTTCATTGATACAGGCCACCGTCTTACCTGCTCGCCGGTGAGCGACGATACAGCCCCATCGATGAGTACGGGCATGAAAGCCTTTGAAGTGCTCCCGAGGCGTATACGGGATGACTATCCGTCTAGGTGCCCCAGGTGATAAGGACGGGGCCTGTTGCAGTCTTGCCGTCGTCATCTTTAGGTACCGGCGGGCTAATTGCGCGGGTTAACAGGAACTTAGCCGATTCTCTCTGACCATCAGTCAGTTCAATTTTACCAAGTGCATCATCTTGCAAGCGTTTGGCAAGTACTGTCCCTTGGATACGCCGGCGTATCGCCTCTTGGCCTTTGGGATTAACACTGCGACGTATTGCCATACAGCATTAAGCAACTAGGCTCGAGGTGAAAGTACTTGCACCCGATGCCACACCAGTGACAAATACCTCAAGGCTTTGGCTCGCTGTCATCACAATGGATGAGTTAGCCCCCGCTCCGTTGATATTGCCCCCGGTGGGCGGGAATATGACGCAGGCTTGGGTACTCGCATTGACGATTTTGTAAGAATCGCCCACATTCCAGTTCTGAAGGTAGGGGTCAGGCAGCGTGACAGCGGTGTTTGAGCCATTGGCAGCCGTTATGACCACAAAGTCTGTGGGCATCTTGTAGCCGTTCTGAGCGGTTCCAGAGGCTGCCGTGATGAGGCTTACCGCAGTGACTGCGCCCAGAATGGCATTCATATTGCCGATTGGCAGTCCGACTAAGGCAGATCGTGATGGCATTTAACGCTCCCAACTTGTTTTGGCGCGGCCCCTTAAGGATTCCATACGCCCAGGATGGCCGCGACTGACTGATTGATGAAACCCTGACTTTGGCTTACCCCGCGCCGGCCCTTCTTTCTCAGAAGATCCGCGCTTTTCAGGTTCGCCCTTATTCGATGCTATGCGCCCGGCTGGACCGGTGGATGTGGCGCGATAGGACTTATCGCTTGAGCCGCGAAACTTACCCGCATCCATATCGGGATTGCCAGAGCCTCCGCGTTTGCCAATTGGGCCTTCCCGATGTGGGCCAATGCCCTTGCCATCGACCAAGCCGCCAGAGGATTTATCCTGACCTGTTTTGATGAATCCGGGTAGGCCTTTCATAGAATTACTCTGTACTGCGGGCGATTTGCCCTGTTGAGATAGCATACGCGTCGATTTGATCGAGGCGCCATCATAGAACTTTGCGGCCATCATTTGCTCCTTTCTGTAGACATTTTAGCGCGGCCTTTTAAGCGTTCCATTTTGCCGGGATGTTCCCACTTGCCTTTGGCTTTATCCGCACTATGAAATTCTTTGGCCACTTTAACCGGGATATGTTTACCTGGCGGCTGCCATCCATGACTAACTGCGGCCATCAAGTGGGCTTGAGCTTTTGAAGTACTGGGCATCATTTCACCAATTTGGTTAGTTCCTGGGCAATATCCGCCAAATGATCGATTTCGGCAGTTTCCGTGGTCAGATAAATAGTAATCGCCTCATCATCATCCGTGACCGCATTCTGAATGACCTTGTGCGGCATCTTGTTGGCGGTAAGCGGCATAACCGCCTCTGCCACCAAATCAGCTCGCTCAATCACCTGACCTTTTAGCTTCTTCGGCCTTAGGATCTTCTTGTAATGGCTTTCGCGGACTACTTGGGTGCCGCCATCATGGGTATCTTTCAGCGAAACAACGGGCGGTGTGGGTATTCCAAGAACGGTGACATTCTGGAAATAATCTACCTGCGTCTGATACTTCGTGATCGGAGCAGATTGCGTAATCGTCAATACTGTCTGCGGTGGTGGCGGGAAGGCCACGAACTGCAGCGTATTGCTTAAATTCTGGAAATAGTCGTTCTGTACTTGGTACGGCGGATACGGCGCACTTGCGCTGATCTGCACTGGAGCCGGATTAACCTGTATCCCTAAGGTTATAGGTCTGGGTGGTGGCTCAGTCTGATTCTGAAAGGCTACCTGCGGGGCCGAGGCGCTGAGCTGTACAACAGCCGGATTAGGCTGAATACCAAGAGTTATCGGCCTGACCGGCTGATCGACATTGGCCTGCCACTTAATAGCAGGGGCCGATACGGTGAGTTGCAGCGTCGTGACCGAGGGCGCAGGAGGAGCCCCAAGGAGCGGCAATCGATTGATCTGCTGCTCAGCGGATGGCTGGTACTTGGCTTGCGGTACCTGCTCGAAATCGATCCAGCCAGGCATCAACAGCGGGTACCCCAGTACCAGCGTATTGACGAACTGATCCGCTATCACCTGAAACTTAGGCTGCAGCGAGGTATAGATCGTATTGCGCGGCTCTATAACCGTCGCTTGAGCCGCTAGCGTGGTCCCAGACAGGTTCTGGAAGAAATCTGTTTGTACCTGCGCCTTGATGGCTGGCGCGGATCCTGTGACCTGTAGGACCGTCTGAGGCGGCGCAGGCGGACTCGGTATCCCAAGCGCTATCGATCGCTGTTGAGGCTCAACTTGGACGTTGTACTTGAACTCAGGGGCCGAAGCGAAAAGAGCTACCGGATTAGGCGCTGATTGTATGCCTAAAGTCAGCGGCCGGACTGGCAACTCAGCGTAAACATTGTACTTAAGCTGCGGCTGCGTCGTGTCGTGAGCCAAAAACCGCGGCTGCGGCTGCTGGCTTGCAGGCAGCGTATTGATTTTCTGCTCAGCACTTGGGCTATACTTAACCTGCGGGGCGGAGGCCTGGACTTGTTGTCCTGGCGGGAACATCGCCACCGCAGCCAATGTGCTAACCAAAAGATTAGCAACAATACTGGCGCCAATCGAATCAACACGGCCCGCTATGGGAGCGGGGGTGAGAATCGGTGCTCTGAGGGCTTGCGGCTGATCAGTTGTCGGGATGATTGGGGCGTAGAGTGCCCCGACTCCAACAGGACCCGCACCAGGCCCGACTATGCGCATTTTAGTTCAACGACTGCCAGAATACATTTTGCGGAGTGCAGGAGCCGGCAACCGATAGCGTCCAGCCAATCCAAAGACCTGCTGCCACCGTAGTATCGACAGTTCCAGAAGTACCCCCAAAGGCGATAACTCCGCTTGATGCAGCGGTCGCTGCCGCGCCACTTCCCCAAAAGGCGCCATTAAGCATCGCGGTCGATTGGGTAGCCGTGCCATTATTTACAGTGCGCATCACTAAAATGGCTTCCATAAACCATGCTTCATTGGTGAGCGATACCGGGACTGTCTGGGCCGTGGATGCGCCAAGGGTTACCCCACCAATGACATTGCCAAATCGTGGCGTAATGGTGAGGGTACCGGATGCCCCGGTTGAATAGATCCCACCAGCAGTAAGTTTATAGGCTTTACCAGCACGAGCATCACTAGCCGGAATTGGTGTGTACTGGAATGGCGTCCATAGCGCTGTTTCCGTCGTTGCAACGATCGCCGAGGGACTTGCAATCATTGGATCTGAATAAGGAGCATCAGCAAAATATTGACGTGACATGATGATCCTTTAAGAGAGGATTTGTCCCATTAGTGTAGCACCACCCCCAGTAGCTGCAGGCGCATAGGCCCAAGTAAACACACCCGCTCGATCACTCACCGTTTGTCCTGCCGTCGGTGCAATGGCCGCCGCTGCGCCCTGCACAAAATATTCGGCGAAGTTGCCGGCGAAGGTAAGCCCCACGCTCGTGAAGGCATTGGGGCTCGTGCCGGCCGTCATGGTGTTGGTCGCATCATTAGATGAGCCTGCGCACAGCACCAATGCCCCGGCAACAAGCGGAGTAATCGAATTGGCGACAATGATATTGGCGCCGGTTCCAGGAAATCCGGTATCAAGACCCGAAGGCGTGCCAGTGAGTGCTCCAGTTCCTGTGATGTACCAGGCAGCCACATAAAAGAAGGCCCCGCCACCGGTGATGGTCACGGTAATCACATGACTACCGGCGGTAACATTCTGCAATTGATAGAGATCTTCGTTAAAACTCGATCCCGTAACAACCTGGCTGGCCACTGCACTGTAGGCAGTCCCATCGGAAACACTCACCAATGGGCCATCGGCCGCGCCGTATCTCACCAGCACATTGATCGTGGCACCCGCAGGAACACCAGTCAGAGTCACTGCTCCGGTAGTAGCCCCAGCATTATTCTCAACCGGTGCGCTGACTGTAAAGCTCATGGCGCGTGATTAACAAACCAAGGGAACATCAACTGTCCGTAGCCTGGGCTAGGTGTGCGATAACCGCTTGTGGCCGTGGATAGGGCACAACTGAAGTCATATCCATGCACATCGTACCAGCCGGCATTCGGTGTATAGGCATAGGCCACTAAGGAGGCTCCGTTAGCATCACACCATGCGGTCAGGGCTGACATCATAGGTGCCCCAACGATGCCCGTTCCGGTATGCTCCCCTGTCTCTGTGATGATGATCGGTACCTGCGGGCTTGTGGTCTTGATGGGCAAAAAGACCGAATTCCAGTTCGCTTGCACCGACTCGTTATTACCTTCGATCGTAAAGGTGACATTGAATGTAGCCCCTGTGCCTGAGCCTGAACTTGAGTATTGTGGAATCGGATTTGAGGGCAGATGATCGTATGCCCATACCCCCCCAACACCCACATTGAACTGACTGGTATTGCCGCCGGAAACCCCTGGCGTGCCTCCGACATAGCTGTTAATGCTGACGCCGCTCACCGCAGTACCACTGACGCTCGTGACTTTAAGTTGTGCCTGCCAGTAGCAGTTTCCCGAAAGTGCCCCACCTGATTCATCCATCGCCAGCAAGATCGTATCGTTCACCGCGTAATTAGCACCTCCAGAGGCGACAGAGGTGACCGCAGTAATGCTCGAATACGCAGGATAGGGATGCCAGCAGCAGGCCATTTGCGAAGTCCACCCCGGGCCTGAATAACCCGTGGGGGCTACATTGTCGGTGGGCGCATTCGCCGCCCAGCTCGATAAGTCCTTGTTGTAGTCAAGCCCTGAAAGCAGACACGGATTCCAAGCCCCCGCAGTGCGAATGGCAGCCATCATCTGGGCGTGCCCTGCTACATACCAGCCATACTGGCCAGAATTCACATTTGCTATGGCAGCGGTGGCACCTGAGCTGCTTCCCGTAATCGTTGTCCCCACCGGGATAGGGATTGCGGTTGTAAATAAGTTCCCACTCGTATTCGTGCCCGTGACATTGAATACATGCAAGTATCGAGTGCCACTCGAGGCTAGCCCCGTAGTCGTATTCGTATAATCGCAGACTAATGTGCCGGCTGTACCATTAGTCGCCGTCCATGCCTCCCCAGGGGTAAAGGTGCCTGACCCCCCAGTAATGGGAAGACCTGTCAGGTGAGTAAACGGGAAATTGCGCTGATAATAGCCGTTCCAGAAGCCGCCATTCATCAGCAGCGACCATGCTGAGCCACCGAACACAAATGGCTCATTGAAGAGCTCAAAGAGTACCGAACGATCGTCGATGGGGCCGCCGTTGCGCTTCAATTTCGTGCCATTCGGATATCCGTACAGGTTTGCTATCGAGGTCCAGCACTGAATGCTGTGATCCTGATCGGCCATTGCATCCTGCCCATCGGTGATCAGAAGTCCAGGATGCGTGAATGCGAGGGTAAGAATCACGTAGCAATTAATGACATTCAGTTCCCGAATCTGCTCCGTAATCTGGTCCTGATACCCGCAGTGGGTGAAGGCCCCGAAGTTATTAGGATTCGTGGCCACCCCCGCCATGTCATATTCGGTATATCCTAGCCAGCTGCCCTCATTGATCCCAATGCGCACACAATTAAATTTCCACCCCATCATAAAGGCAGGATCAGGCCCCACTGCCGTGACCCTGGCGGCAGCCCCTGCAAGGCCATTATCGGTGGCTTGCCGGTCATTGGGGCCCTGCCCGCCTGCCGCATCGGGAACCCCCGAGGGGCTTAATGTGGCAGCCCCGCTTAGCATGCCGTAGGCGTGCTGCTGGATATTCATGCCACGAAGCTGGATAGGGGTATTGTGGCCGTTGACGAAGCCCTGGCCATTGATCGCTACTGTGCCGTCATAGCCATAGACAGTGGTGCTCGGAACTAAACGTAAACTCTGACTCGCTCCCACTCACACGAGCTCATAAATGATATGGCCTGAAACCGCACTTGCCACAGTTCCGGTATTGCCTGAATAGCTGCATTCGCCCAAGGAGGCGGTATTGCCGATAATCGTGATTTCCTCGTTCTGCCTCGCTTGCCAGCGCAACGCCCCGCCGAAGGCGTTGAAGCTGTGGTTGATCAAGTGCAAGGTCGCCGAACGCTGTGGGAAGGTCGTGGAACTATTCGAGAATAGCGCCAGTGTACCGGGAGCCGTAGCAGTGGCATCCATGAGAGCATTATTCAGGCCTACACTGGTTAATGCAGTAGCGGCCACCGTACTATCTCTGGCAAAATCATAGACCGTGACTGCCCCAGATGAAGCCTCGCCACCGATCTCGACTTCATTCACTTTAAGCTGCATGGTGCCAGAATTGCCGCCTAGGGCTGTATATTTGAGCGTGGTGAGCGCATTGGCATCGGCTGTAGCCACGGTCGCCTGCGATTGAAAAGACAGAGAATATCGAGCCATTTTAACTCCTTAAGGGACGATGATGGTCGCCGCCGTACAAAGCGGTGACGAAAAGTTTTCAATCACAGGATTGACAGGGGATTTTTGCAAGAATCGATCCACCCGAAGCTTGAAGTTTCGGCACTCCCCGCCCGACTTGACCCGTACCGTTTCGCAGTCATCACACAGGTAGTGATTGCACTTAGGGCAGTAGCCGCGGGCGCGTGAGCGATCCGGGTTCATGATGACCACCCGTTCGCAGTCCGCACAGGTGAAGGTAGCGGACTCAAAGATGGTATCCGGATGCGCGGCCCCTGCAGGGTAGCCGCCTTTGACCATCAGTTCATCGGGGACGCCGGGGGAGTACTTATGAGTCATCCATAAATACCCTTCGGTTGAGCGTAAAGACGACATTTTTTACCCCTAAAAATGCAAAAACCCGCATGAATTTGCGGGTTTCGGTGACAATTATTGAGCGGACCTGATTTCTAGCACAAACTTAAAATAGATTCAACTCAATAGGCGTTTTCCTGAGGCTATCGTATGAATAGTTCTCATATGGCCAGCCTTTAACGCGCTATAGCGATCATCATGAGCAGCCCAACCAGACACTATTTCATAAAGACGTTCCGCTGACTGATTTTTCATCAATTTTGCAAAAGCAATAGTCTTTGGACAACATTTAAACCATTCAAGTCGAACATGGAAGTCAGCCAATGCAATGTGCGTTAGTCGTTCTAATTCATATGCGGCAACCCGATCCAAAAGACCCGAAAAACTCAATGGAGTGATCAAAAATGGAGAACACATCTGTACGTGTTTAAGCCTATCTATAGGGTTAGAACTAACACCAAATTTTATAAACTTTGTATTAGCTTCAAGACAAAAAGCATACAAATACATATGTGTTTTAACAGACACTTAGCCATCCTTTTAACTCAAAAACTAACTCATACTGGCGATGAACCTCCGCTTCCGCGGCTTTGAGCATCCGATGGATGCGAAAACGGCTGACCCCCACCTGTTCGGCTAGCTGCCCAAAGGTGCGGCGGCGGCACCAATACTGCACGATAAGATACCGCTGATCGTAGGAAAGCATGCACACCGCATGCTCCATCTCGGCGATACCATCGGGACAGTGAGTTTTACCATAAAGCGGGGTTTTAAGCGCACGTTCGCCGAACATCGGCGAAAATGAGGGATAATCGATCGACAGGCTTTCCCCCCAGCGGGACCAGGCGCGAAGGGCCTTAATGGTGCCTATGGGTATCACTGATCACCATCAAAATCGATCTTATCCTTTTGCTCTATCGCCCAGATCAGGCCCCACACGGCGGCGTGCGCGACAACGGCAATTGCGAGGATGGCGCAGATCATTTAACCCACCCTTTGCGCTTTAAACGCATGCTAAAGGCCCACAGCACGTCTTCGATAGAAAAGGCTGTGATGATGCCGCTACCCTTCCAGTCCTCCCTCAATCGTTTCTGGCGCCTCCCAGTGGCACTATTGGACCTGACATTACCTTTGGTCTTACATTCGATCAGTAAATCCTCGCCGCACTTACCGGCCACAAGGTCAAAATCCCCTCGGACCTCGACCACGCTAAAGCCGGCTTCGCGTAAGCCATCACGAATTGGACCGTGAGATTTGTCAACTCTCCTGGCGTATTGCATCTTGTTTCGCCAATTCCATCGCTTTGGATATCAAATCCGCTTGCCCCACCCTACGGCTGTGATCCCCCCAGTGCCAGACCGTCCAACCGTGAATGGAACGGAACAGCTTGTAGTCACCCCACTGGTAGGTATTTTCGTTAATGGCTTTCCAGACGCCGATTGATCGATCCTTTTTCATTCGAAGCAGCCCATGCGTGGGTCACTGCCAATGGAACCACGACGATGAGGAAACCACCAGCCGCCGCACAAGCACTTCTGCCGTTTATTACGCTTTTTCCTATTCACAATCCACTTCTTTGGGGGGGGCTTCCAACCGCGGCATACAGGCATCACGAACGCCTCGCAAGCACTCTTTGCATGGCTTCATGACTTTCAACTCTTTCCGCTGCCGACTCTTGAGGTTTCTCCGAAGAACCGTTATTTAACGGTCTCTGATTCTGAGTTTTAGTGTTAGTATCTGTCTGAGTATGAGTAGGTGTTGAGCGGTGTCCACCGGTGTCTGCCGGTGTCTTTCTTGCTTTATACCGTCGTACCTTTTCTGTGTTCCTACCATCTTCGACCTGATCTTTACCGCTGGCTTTATCTCGATATTTTTGGATATTGACCACGCGCCAGCCCCAATTGCGGTCCGGATCGATTAGTACAAGCCTTGCGCCACCCTCAGCCTGCGAACGGCTTACAGGATCTGGTTGGCAAAATCGTTCAATACAGGCAGTTACATCTGCCAATGGCAAGCCGGTAACGGTGGCGATGTACTGTTGCGTTGCATCTATCTCACCGCGCCAATCAGCCATGCAAAGTAGCACAGGCCAGAGCCCTATATCCGGCCATTTCCCACAGAGAGTTCCGCGGACCAATGAACTGAAAAGAGGGGTATATCCGCTCAAGTAAGATCCGGCGGATGCTCGCGCCGATAGCGCAAAGTGCGTAAATCTTCGTCCAGCTGCTCCGATCCGAGCAGTACACGTTCGAGATAATTGGCAACCGAACGGCTGTCCATCTCGGCGATTTCTTTGATATCGGTGAGTAAATCTCTGTCGACGTAAATGGTAGCCCGCGCTCTGTTTATTCCAACGGTCATACCGCATTTTCGCACAGCTTACGACAGATTGGAATAAGGTGTTACGGCGGGCGGCAAGAGCAAGGTGGTGCCTTACTCAGCACGCTCCACACCGCCTTATTGCCTGATACGGTGCGGTAGGTGATGCTGGGATAGTTCCCGCTGCGGTTCATGCTCGTTTTCACGATCTTGCAGCGCTCACACTTCCAGCGGGCACTGAAGCCATCAGCCGCCGTGAGTTTCCACTTATGCTGCATCTTTGCGTCTTAAGTGCTCGAGCCAGTCAGCGCCACGCAGCCAGCAATACCAGAACTGCGCGAGCATGCACGGCAATACGGCAGGGTCGTGATCAACCACGGCCATTTCTGGTGCCTCTTTTTGCTGCTGATCCATTTAAGCTCTTGACCAATGCCTCTAACTTAATTCCTGTACGCCAACTAATATGTTCCAAAGTCTCTAGTCTTGGCTTCTTTTTGCCACTGAGCCATTTACTTACTGCAAATCGATCAACCCATAAATGCTTGGCTAAATCGCTCTGGTTGTAGCCCTGCTTTACCATGTAATCGCGCAATATTTGCATACTCTTGAGCGTACCATAGTGTGGTTTCAACGTGCAACAAACTTTATTTCTCTTGGACTATTGCAATGGACAACAGACTGTGGTCTTATGATGCCACACAAGTTAGGAGCCGCCAATGGAACGAAACTACGAAGCCGAAGCCGACGCATCCGACCGCGCAGCCGCCGAGATCGAGCGCTTGGAAGACCTAGCCGACACACAGCGCATGGAGCTGCCTAGCGAGGCTGACATTCAAGCCAAAGTGGACGCGCAGGTGGATAAGTATATTGCACTGTACTGGGTCGACAGAGCTTTGGGGGCGAAATGAGCGAAAGATATGCTTATCGAGTCATCGATTCACTGACCAAAGCCATGGCCACACTACCTGCAGGTGATCGCCCAAAAATTTGGTTTGCCGCTCTCGATATGGCAGAGGACTATTTAAGCAACTACGATCCCACGCCCTGGTGCAATGTCTGCGGGGGCAATAACCCGGCAGCAGCGTGCAAGTGCGGCCCAACAGCGGAGAACGAATGATGAAAATCACTCAAGCACACGTCGATAAGATCCACACACTGCTCGATGCCGGCCTTGTCATCGGCGTAGGCAATCCTAAGCCCGGTGAGGCTTGCGTCGAAGCTGTCATTTGCATGGCTTTAGGCTTGCCTCACGGCGATAATCCTAAGTGCGTGCTGCCGTGTTTGCGCACACTCAAGATCAACTTGAATGACCGGAATTGGAGCTCTAACAAAGCTCGTGCGGAAGCCCTGCGCCGTCTTGCGATCGCACAATTGGGTAGCGATACCCTCGATGCCAAGGATTTCGTGACGCGCTTAGCGCGTATGACAATCCAAACCGTGGTTCCCGCAGCGCTGCGTTCTGCCGCCAAAGTACTCACGGGCGAGCATCCGACAAAACTCTTAGTCCTTGCCACAAAGTGTGAAAAGGAGCCCACGGAAGCGAATGCGAGAGAGGCACAAAAAGCCGCCGCCAACGCCGCCGCCTACGCCGCCACCAAAGACGAAGTGCTAGCTACCTTCGCTGAAAATGTGGTGCAAATCCTGATCGAAATGAAAGCACCCGGTTGTCAGTGGCTGGAGGCTGCATGAACTTTGCCGA